TCTTTCCTACAATGACGAAATACAAACATTCAGTACATCTCAGCTTAAAAAAGGCATAAACGCACAAGTGGTATTAGAGGCACCAGCAAACTTGGGTGAACAGCAAAAAACAGCCATGATTAATGACTTCATGGAAACTTACAAAGAAACAGCAGGGAATATTCTTTTGTTAGAATCTGGTGTTACGGCAAAATCACTAAGTCTATCTCCTGTTGACTCAAAATTGTTTGAAGTTGAAAAGATATCCCGTTCACGGGTAGCGATGGTTTACAATATCCCACCTCATTTGTTAGGTGACTACTCCGACACATCGTTTAGTTCACAGGAACAGCAGATGCTTGAATTTTTAATGCTGACGATGTTGCCGATAGTGACAGCTTATGAACAGGAATTGAACAGAAAACTACTATCAAAGGTAGAGCGCCGGAGAGGATATCGCTTTGTATTTGACATGAACGCCATACTCCGGGCTGATGCAGCAACAAGAGCAGACGTACACCAAAAGGCCATCCGCGGAGGATGGGAAACACCAAATGAAGCCAGAGCCGACTACGGGAGAGATAAAGACCCGAACGGCAATAAGTTATTAGTATCGCGAGATTTAACAACTTTAGAATACTTAATTAAAAACCCTGATAAGGAGAAAGGAGGCCCAAATGACACTGTTTAAAATGTGGGAGAACGCTTATATAAACAAGACCCTGCCGCCAGAGTGGCCGATATGGGAAGATTTCAGGACCTGGGCTATAAACAACCGTTACAAAGCAGAATACGGCTATAAAGGCGAGTTCAACCCGCAAGGGTGCTTAAAGGCTATGCCGGATTATTCTGAGCCTATTTTAGTCGAGAAAACTACACCGAAGGGAGGTCCCAAGAATGCAGGCAAAAAGACTAACGCTCGCAGCCGGAGTAGAAACAGCGTTTGAGTTTGATTCATTTTTCAGCAGATCAATCATCGTAAAAAACATGACCGGAGGGGCAATACAGTTTTGCGACGGTCCATTTGACGCTGCAAAGTCGGCTATTATCCCGGCTTATGGCTGGCAGACCTTCACCGTAACCGTACCCTACGGAGAGAAGCCAAAATTCCATGTTAAGGCTGATGTTGCCGGTGATGTAGAAATTGACTTCGGCTCTGATGGCATGGGCTTTACGAGCAACACCTTTGATTTAGCGGGCATGATACCGCATACTTTGACATTGATGCAGGGCGACGATACAACCCTTGCCGTTAATCTAACTCGACTACACGGGCAAACACTTGACCTCGATAACGCTGTATCTATGACAAGCGGAGCGACAGTATTTAATGGCGACGTTATTTCAATCACTCCGACCGCCACCGCCGGACATTACGCAAAACTTACAATCAACGGCGTGAACTACGGCAGGCTTGAGTCGGCTATGACATTAGTAATCGCCGGTGAAACAACGATTGAGACAGAAGCTGTCGCGTTGGTTTCAAAAACTGTTACATTGATGGTTGGAGCCGATACGACATTAACCGCAGCGCAGACAAGGCTTGCAGGAATGCTTACAGACTTGTCATCTCCTGATGCAGTTTCAACCGGCGGCACTGTTTATGTAGGAGACACTGTAGAATTCACGGCAGCAACAACACAGGGGGCAGGGTATCATGTAACGCTTACAATCAACGGTGAACTTGCCGAGCTTGACGAAAACGGAAAAGCCAGCGTGGTTGTCGGTGCTGACATAACTGCTGTATCTGCTACCGTTGAAGACGAGGGAGGGGAGTAAATGGACAGAATAGACAAACTCAAAGCGATTAGCGCAATACCGGCTGATTCTGAAGCCGATATTGCTCTAATAAATCAATACTCAGTAAAGGAACTGACGCCGCAAGACGTCTTTTGTTTTTCCATCATTCTCTGCGATAACGAGGTAGACCGCGACACGGAGCGTTTCACAAACGAAAGCCTTGATAAACTTGCACCGCTTTTCCTGGGAAAATCGGTCCTGTTTGATCACCGCTGGAGTGCTGAAAAGCAAGTTGCGCGGCTATACCGTACATTCGTGGAGCAACTGTCTGAAAAAACAGCGATGGGAGAACCGAAGAAAGTATTGCGTGGCAGCGCCTACATGCTGAGGGAAGGCAACGCCGAACTCATCAAAGCCATCGAAGGGGGAATCAAAAAAGAGGTTTCCGTTGGCTGCCAAATGGGATCCTGCACCTGCTCAATATGCGGTGAAAAATTCTCGTATAATTGGCAGACCGGCAAAGAACTCTGCGAAAATAACCACCTCAAGGGCGACACCTACGATGGGAAGATGTGTGTTGGCGACCTAGTAGACCCTAAAGACGCTTATGAGGTTTCATTCGTGGCAGTCCCCGCGCAGAGGGGCGCAGGGGTGACCAAGGAGGCCAAGATCGACACGATGACACCTGAAGAAAAGCTGGAGATGATCAAGCAACTGCAAATGTCGCTTGCCGATGACGACGAGCGAAAAGAACGGGCAAGAATCCTTGCCGAAAATAAAAAATTTACGGAGGTAAAATAACATGACTTTATTCGAACTCAAAGAAAAACTGGCAACTCTGAACGCGGCTATCAAGGCCGATGCGGATTGGATCGCTGAGAAGGCCGCCGATCCCACTGTGCCGATGGAAGACATCAAAACCAAGACAGCACACCGCGACGAACTGACCGAAAGGCGCGACCTGCTCCAGAAACAGCATGACGAAATGGAGGAACAGCAGAGAGAAGCCTTAGAAAAACAGCCGAATACCGGCAATCCCGACAAGGACAACCTGGTTAAAAGCAAAGCCGCTTTTTATCGCGCAGTTGCAACCGGTGAGGACAGAAGTAAGGTTTACGCCGGACTTGGTGCTATTCCTGCCGGTTCCGCAGACTTGGGAAACGGTTCCGCATTACTCCCGTCAACCCTTTCGAGTGAATTAATTGCCGAACCTTTTGAAGAAAACTCCCTTAGAAAGGTTGAGCAGACATCCCAAATCGCTGGCTTGGAAGAACCTAGAATCAGTTTCGCCATTGACGACGAGGATCTCTTGGAAGATGTCATTGACTTTGAAACCGCCAAAGAAATCGAAGCTACAGCCGACACTGTGACCTATGGCCGGTATAAAACCAAAGTCAAGATTAAAGTGTCCGATACCGTTGTAATGGGAACTGACACAAACCTAGTCAATACCATTGAGAACGAACTCCGCTCCGGCTTGGCAAGGAAAGAAAAACTCCGCGCCTTTGCGAAAAGTGCCGATGACACGCACAAGCACATGAGCTTTTACATGAACGGCATTAAGGGCATTACTGGCAACAACATAGTCTCCGCTATCATGGCCGCGCTTGGCGACCTTCCAGATGCTTTCCGCGCAAATGCAAAAGTAGTCATGAGAAGTGCCGACTGGTACAGCTACCTGCAGACTTTGAACGGTTCTAACAACGAATTGTTCACCGCAAAGCCTGAAGAAGTGCTGGGCGTTCCGGTAATCTTCAACGACAAAGCAGATATTCCCATTGTCGGTGACTTCAGCTATGCAAAACAAAACTACGAACCTGTTGCAACTCTGAAATCTGATGAAGACATTGACAAAGGCGTATACATGTACGTTCTGACCGCATGGGGCGACCATCAGATTAAGCTTAAGAGCGCATTTAGACTTGCCACTACAGCCCTTGCGGTAATCGGCGGAGTCGCAACAAAATCGCCTGATGCTATTACAGCAGTAGGAATATTCAACGACGAAACTCCGACCAGCGGAATAACCTATCTGTGGCAGAAGCTTGTCACCACTACTTGGACTGACCTGACTGATGCATACGCAGGTTACAACGGAGCTACCCTGACCGTTGATGACGACGGAGCAGATGCAGGCATGTCCTTCCGTTGTAAGATTATGTACGGTAGCGGACACGCATTTACCAACGTTATTACTATTCCTTCCGCATAAGGAGGTTTTATTATGGCAGTAACAGCGAAAGACTTAAAAGAATATCTCAGACTGCCGCCGGACTGTATAACAGTTGTCGGCGAAGCAACGGTCAACCGTGCTGCCTTTATTGAAAAGGTTGGAGAAGGTGGGCTTTACGAGTTCACCAAAGGAGATAGCGGCTGGACCTTAAACGGTTCAGCCGTTGCTCTTTCCGACTATGGCATTACGGCAGACGAAGAAGAAACCGAAATTACAGTTGATTATCTAACGATCAATGTTGACACCTATCTCAACGCCGCTAAGTCTAAAGCAAAGGCGGCTGGAATCCCAGCCTTTGTAAATAACGCACAATACGACATGTTTATTATGGCCCTAGCCGCCATGTACTACGACAACCGAGGAATGGTTTTCGATGCTCCCCAAAACGAGCAAGCCGCACGGAACATGGTCAATAGTTTTGTCCTGGAATTGAGGTATGCGGAGGAGGACCCATCATGAACGCCGGGCGATATAAATGCAGGATAAATTTTCTACAGCGAACAACAGTGCAGGATGATTATGGGGAGCCGAAAGACAAATGGACAGTCTTTAAAGGTGGCGTATGGGCTGCAAAAGATCCTCTCCTGGGCAATGAATATTTCAACTCTCTTACCACCGATACGAAAGTAGAGGTCAAATTCAATATGCGGTATATCCCCGGCATAACCAATGAAATGCGGGTCCAGCACGGAACAGAGACCTATGAAATCTTATCTGCAATTAATGTGAAGTCTCTGAACAAAGAACTACTTTGCTATTGTAAGCTGGTGAAGTAATGGTTAAAGCAAAATTCAAGATTGAGGGCATGAAAGAACTCATAAAAAGCCTGGAGAAGCTGGGCAAGGTCCCACAGAAACATGTTACATCAAGCGCAAGAAAAGGCATGAATATATCCCTGAAGGATGCTAAAGCAAATGCGCCATATGACACCGGTATGTTGAAAAAAGGCATAGTCATGAAGGGTGAACGTTCCCGGCAAAAGGCAAAAAAGGTATACCGGATAGTTTTTGATGATGCGATGAACGACGTATTTCAAAAGCCCATCCAAAAGCCTGGGAGCCGGGGAGGGAGCGGCAAATCCACCGGGTATTATCCTATTTCGCAGGAATACGGCTATTTCGCAGGAGAGGGTAACTACATACCCGGATACCGCTTTGTCAGCGACAGCCTGGTAGACAATGTGATGAAGATCGAAAAAACTATTGTGTCTGAGATGAAAACCAAAATTGATAAAGAAATAGCAAAGGTGGGATTAAAGTAATGGAAAAAGCCCTGAAATACGAATTAAAAAAAATAACAGAGTTAGCCAAAGCCATTTATCCTACCAATGCGCCGGAGGGAGTTGAAAAACCTTATCTGGTCTATGCCCGTATTACTACCAGGATAACAAAAACCCTGGAAGGTTACACCGGAAAACGGGCATTAAGCTATATGTTTAGCATTATGGCGAAACGATACGAGGATATGAAAAAAGTACGGGACAAGGTCGAAGCGATGCTACTAACATTCCCGGGAACGACGATTGGAGAAACGCCGGGAATCTATGTAGAGGACTTAGACATAAACAACATAGATGAACAGTACGAACACGAACTCGGAGTTAACCGAGGAATTATTGATTTCACAATATATTATTAGGAGGAATGGAAAATGGCAACACGGGCATTAGGAACA